GTCAATATTCAACCCATGTTCAATCGGTCGAATAACAAATTGTTTATAAGCCATTGATTATGAACAAATTATCTGATAAGTATAAGTATAAGTGTCTCCGCTGGTCAGCGACTTCGCAGACGTTAAGACCTTGCGAGCCAGCATATCACCGGCGCTTGAAGCATTAAAAATGCCAACCTCCTTGACCGTTTCAGAACCAGACACCGTCCACTGATGCGTTAATTGTAACGTATCGTTCGCAGCTGTAGTTGTCTCTCTAGTCACGGTGGCTGAAGCACGTGCCAGTCCGTTTCCGGTTATAGCGCTAATTAACGCTGTCTGTGCAGCGGCAAACGCTGTGTTGTCATCCCCAACCTCTAAATACGTAAACTCAGTAGGCGAACTTACTCCGCCTAAAAGGTTTGTAACTTCTGCGAGTCCAGCATTTGTAATTCCGATTTTAATCTCTCCTTTTATTTATATTTGTAGACTCGTATATTTTTTTACCTAATAACTCGTTTCGAGTCTGCGGAAAATTGTCCATAATAAATCTAACTGTCCTAATGGCGGCTAACATCTCAATGGGATTCTCAAAAGAATCATACCATTGTTTTAATTTCTCGTTCCGGTGTATAACTTCGTGCGTTCGTTCTTGAAAAGCTATGCCCATTATTGTGTCCAATTATCGTAGTCGTAATAACTTGGATGCGGTTTTCTTTTGCTTTCCCTATCCAAGTCCTCACGGTCATAAATACCAAGAATATCACTTATCATATTCATATAATGCTCATAATAGAACTTGGCTTTCTCCGGCTCTCCAAGCCTCATAAAAGATTGATAAATAGCCAAGTTTTCTAAGATATCATCCCATTCGGAACCTATATCGGTCGTTCCTGTTCCAGTTAAAGCGGCTGGACGTTTTCTGTAATAAACCTTTAAAACATACGTGGCATCCGGCGTCGGAAATAAATAGATATAACTTCCACGTGTGACCCAGTTGCTTGGATTGCTCTTTTGGCTTGATGTTGCTCGACCTGTCTTTCCGATATAATCCATCCAACTGATATTATGGAGCTTCTTGTCAGTTGTCGTATCATCTATGGTCTGTACAAAAAGACAATCCGTTGGTTTGCTAATATAAGTCGTTCCGTTTGTCGTATTAGAACTAACATCTGTTTCAATCTCTGGGAACGTAAATTTCCGCCCAAGAATGGGCGAGTAATTCTTTGATGTAAGAGTCCTATATGCGGAGTTAATCCAATTACCGAGATAAGCAGTCATATCATCTCTGTTTCCTAATGCTAATTGCAGGTTGCTCTTAAACGTAGCAAACGTACGGTCACCCATGTTTTACTCCTTCTTAATGGTCACGTGCCCTAAAATCTCTTCTTCCATAACCATTTTATGGCGTTCATCTCTCATGCCATATGCGGGAATATTCAGGAACACTCCGGCATAAGCCTGGATACACACAGTATCCCCAACCTTATAGACGCCCTTCTTGGCGACTTTTTCACCAACAGCCTTTATCTCTCCAATCCTTAACATCTGTCCGGCAGTTTGGGATAATACAATCAATGGAACTTCACCGTCCCCGTTACACTTAGAACAGGTTTTCACGCCAATCTTTCCGGTTCCACTGCATGCATCGCATGATTTTGTCCCAGTAGAATCCTCTTTTGGGCGGAGATAAATATATATCCTCTCTCCATGAGGTTGCACAAACAACTTACTCATTCAACTTCCTCCAGTTCTTCAAAGTCAATGCTTGACTCTTCTTCGAGTTCCCTGCTAAATCTAAAACGGAAACAGTCTTTGCAATACCATTTTCCGCTATACTTTACCATCTCGCTTTTTGGATAGACCCTGCTTCCTTCAAGGGAACAGGTAGTCCAGTCCTCATCCAGGTTCGTTATCTTTCTAGGCGGATGTGTTTTTAACATGTTATTGAAAGTTCTTATGATGCTTTATTGTCCGTTTAGTGATATATCCAACAAATAAGCCAACGACCGCAGTAGCAAACGCACCAAATGGTGCATGCGAATAGAATGTCGTGAAAATAAATCCGGCGGTCAATAATAACGACCCTATGAATAATGCCATAGTACTACTCATGGATTTTTCTCCAATGGCATCGAATTATACATTTACGCTAACTCAAAAATTATTTTTACGCTACCTATTGTACCAAATGTGCAATCAGATAAATCAATGTATGGATGCATTAGGCTTCCGCCAAAAAAATACCTAACCTTATCCTGCGGAGTAGTGCTGGTACACTTCACATGCATAATTGAAGCCCCGTCTACACTACCCTCATTAATAATTAATTCATCATTCTGTGCGGATGGATGAAACGTAATAGCCTTAACCCACATTCCATTCTTAAATCCGCCGTCTGTATCATGACTCCAATCAGCACCAGTACCGCTATATGTAACCTGTAAAAAATTCCCCGACAAAGTTGTATCTGCCGTATTCGCCATATTTCCCTCCTTACCTACCAGCCCAATATCCCAGGGCTTTCAGTTGTCTTCCTATTTCCTCGTTTTCTTCCGACCAATCATCCACAGTCGGTAAAAACGGCATTAAACCAAACCTATATTTATTCTTTACTTTTCTTAGATATTTTGTATCATCTATAACCATGAACCGTACGAACCAAGCACATTTCGGACACTTATAAGACATCTGGTTTATATTCCTGGCGTTCGCTTCATTATCATCATTCCGCCCAACAAAAATCACAGAGTGCCTTAATGCCATCGGACAATCACAAAAATGACACCGTACGTTAAAACTCGGTCTGTGCCCTTGTGCATCTTCCGTTTGTTCCCACATCGGAGTCTTCGCAAGCTTTACTCCGCCAAAATGTTTCCCAGGTCTAATTGGTGCGTTCTCTCGCTTCAACGGGTTAACTAAGAATTCTCTTAAAAATAATACCGGATAAGAAAAGATGCGATTCTTAATAATCCGCATCCTAAATAATATTCCACGAATATCTTTTTGGAATTTACTCGGCTTTTTCTTTTCTGGCTCTTTCGTTTCGTTCACGGTTTCTCCCTTCAAGTTCCTTAAAAAACTCACGTGCCTTCAGCCCATGTTCTTTAGATACGGCAACGCCATAGACCTTTTGCCATCCGCACCGAGGACAATACATGACCACATCAATAGCATAGCTGTTTTTTTCTCGGCGTTTTTTTCCTAGCCTATCAAGAGAAAAGTTCAATAACTTTATATCATATATATCCATATTCGCATCTTTTGCTTTTGGATTCTTCTGACAAAAAATACACTGCGGAATATGATTGCAACCTAACCCAGAATCACTATTTTCGTCTTCAAACCATACGGACATAGATTAATTATCCCTTTACTTTACTGTATATTTGTCTTTCAATAACTCATAATTCAATATATGTTCTTTCAGCCCGTATTTCTCACGAGCAATCCTTTCAATTCTCTTACACTTTTCAAGCTGTGCATCAGTCATGGAACTCATCCCGTTTTTCCGTAAATTCTCCTCGACTTCCGATAATGTCTTGCCAAACTTTGTATTCGGATTCTTAATATAAACCATTAGAATAAATGGGGCGGTCTTTCAACCGCCCCGAATCTCCTTTACTGTGTTACAGTCGTAGCTAATGCTCCAGTAGCCGCCGCAGGTATTGGTGTCGTAAACACATTGCCGTTATCAGCCGCCGCAACATCAGTTGCACCAACTATTATACAACCCTGTAAAATCACCATTCCACCAGCCGAATTATTTACGCTTACAGCAGAAGTCAAAGTTGTACCAGTAGATTCAACAGCATTAATAAACATGCAATCCTTAAACAAGGTAAACCTGTCAAGGTCGCTTACCGAATCAGCCTTAATAAACAATGCCCCAGCATCGTCAGCCCACATAGGAAAGATACATCCTCTAAACACATTCCTAGTAGCCTGACTCTGAAAATCAACAGACGCATTAGTAGTTGACCTTGCTACTGTATCAACACCAATCGTACACTTATCAAAAAAGTTTTCAGCACCAGTTATCTTTAAATCGCAAGCAGCCGCCTCATCTCCAACATTAGCATGCGTGATACCAACAATGTGCACATTATCAAAATAATTCCTGTTTCCAGTTACATCAACGCCACGAGCCGCCTTGCCATCTTCAGAACCCCATGCGGCTATCTGAACATTCTTAAAGATGTTTCCATGTCCAGAAACAGTCATCATCGGCGTAAACGCATCAAAATCAGTATTCCCAGAAGGCGGAATAATCCTCGCTCTCTGAGAAATACCAACGGGTGCACACAAGCCAACTAAATGAGTATTGTCATTTGACCATGTAATACTAGCTGATTCACGTGCTGAACCGCTAGTATTTCCATCATTCATTAAATATACGACATCACCATATTTGTCAGTCGTCTTGTTATAAGCCGCAGTAACCGTATCCAGCGATAAACCAGGCTTCGTACCATCCTGGTCGTCATTACCATTCGCAGGGTCAACAAAAAACACAGATGCGTTGCTTCCTAACAGCGGGAGCATCCCATCTCCAAGCGGTGCTCCACCAAATTGAAACACCATGTCTCCAAACGTAGTCATTTCCTTAAACCTCCTCCCCAAATCCGTATCGGTCTCCCATCAGATTCCTCGGACATCCATACGGCAGGGTTAATGGCGGGCGAATCATGTTTCCGAGAAAATAATCCGCCCACCGTTTCCTTCACTCTAACTTGCTTAATATCAACAAATTACCTTACAAATTCCCAACATAAACACCAAGCGGGATTCCAAACCCCTTCGTATACCACTGTTCACTATCCACACGTATGCTTCTCGAACCGTCAGTCAGATCCTGCATCACCATGTCAGGTTCCTGGGCAGTCAAGCACTGAATGTCATAGTCCTCATCATTCTTTGCCAACATAAACCAAGAAGTGGAACTTGTCAGCCTATGATAAACAAAAGGCTTTAAAGTATACTCATCGGTCAATGCATTGGTGTTCCTATCGCCAGTATCAGGTTCGCCATCGCTACCCAGATATTTTCTTAACCTAAACCGATAGTGCGGATTCACCGCAACCGTATCAGGTACCCAGGGTCTTGTGTCTCCAGAATCATCAACCATCGTATCAAAATAAATGGTTGCATCCTGTAGCCCAGTATAGCTCAGCGCCACATTAGCATAATTATCAATCGTGCCCGAACCATCAATGGTCGTGTGACTATTGCTCGCTAAAGCAAGCCCGTCAAAACCAGTAATAGAAGTACCCGTAGCAGAATTAAAAACATCCGCCAAGTCAACGTCCTTAGCTTCTTTCATAGCCCTAGCCAAGCTCTTTGTCAGTTTAGTCACGAGGTCAATCTTATTGAATTTCTTCATTCCACTTGTAATTTTAAATCCAGTTCCGTAACGGCTCTGGGTGTAGTCCAACTTGATATCAGCTGTGGGGTCTTGAAGTGGAATCTCCTCTCCGTCAGTTAAGCTCTGGTGCCCAGTAAAGCCAGTCATCCTGAAGTCACGAGTAATATACTCATCTGTAGTTTTCATCTTGAACATAGTAGGTGCTTCAAATAGAGTGCTATTAAGTTTGGACATAAAAATTTTCCGTAACCCTCCACGCAACAAATCCTTGTTGGAAGTCGGGTCAAAATTTAATGTAACAGCCAT